CTTCCAGACACATGGAGTGGAGTATATTATATTCAAGCAGATCAAGATCATCCCGGGCTTACATTAGTGAATCCTAACATGAAATCAAACTGGCCTGGTACATATGGAAGAGCAGAATTAAATGATGTTAATTCATCTAGTGTAACTTGTGCCGCAATTACAGGAAGTCTAATTGTATTCCCAAGTCATTTGCATCACAAGGTAGAGCAACAAACTGTAGATAAAGAAAGAATAATGGTGGCATTTAATTATGGATTCTAAACCTTGGAAAGATGTTTTAGTAGACTCAAAAGAGTTTACAGTTTATAAAGATGGGTATCCAGTAACAGAAGGACACATTCTCTTTGTTCCTAAAGATGAAAACTGGCAAGGCCTTACTAAATGTTTTGAAGCCGCATACAAATGGGGCTACGACTGGATTGAACGCGGATATTGTGATGCGTTTAATATTGGACAGAACGTTGGAGAAGCGGCAGGACAAACTGTTATGTATCCACACGTTCATTTGATTCCTAGACGCAATGGCGACATGGATGACCCACGCGGCGGCGTTAGACACGTGATACCTAGTAAGGGAAACTACAGGAAGGAAGAGTAAAAAATGAAGGTTGGAGATCATTTAATTGAAGCGGCTAAGAAACAAGCAGAAGGAGAAATTGCAGTGCATTTAGCTAATATTGAGGTGTATAAAACTATGCCTGCAGGTATTGGTGAACACTCAGATGTTACAGAAGCAGTAATTTCAGAGCTTGATAAATTGGCGGCGGCACAAGACAGACTTGATATGATTGAAAAATATTTTAATGGCTAAAACACTTTTTATTGGCGATAGTCATGCACATGGATATTACGAAGTTGGTGATACTATCTCTGCATGGCAAGACAATAATTACGCAGAAATTTACGCCAATGAAAATAATAAACAGACTGTAATTTACAGTCAGCCAGGCGGGTGTAATAGAAAATATCCTGCCTGGTTAAAAACAATGTTAGATAAGTATGATGACATTGACGAAGTGTTTATCCAATCAACATACTGGAACAGGTTTTTACTTTCTTGTTCTCGTAATTTAGATGTAGGTGAAACTACAGGTACAGATCTTTATTTAGATAATGATCAACCAAAAGACGAAAAGATACATAGATATACTGATCATCGTGTAACTGAAAACTACATTGAGATGATTGATCAAGTAAGAAAAGAAAACTACGAAGAATTCAAAGGCTTCTTTTTTGATGATATGAAAGTACAAGCAGACTTCAAGCCCTTTCATGAAAAGTATATCTATACAAAACTTTGGCATGAGCTAGTAACGCCTTTGCAGTATAGAGATTACTGCTTAGACTTATTAGCAATTGATACTATGTGTGCTAGACGTAATATTAAATGGTATCAATGGTCAATTAACAACAGAGTATTCGTACCGGACAATGTACACTTGTATGGCGAATGGTTAGTTGGCAAAAGAGCAAGTTCTTCTGTAGAAGGTTATTTGCAATTATCAAAAGCAATAAACATTGAAACAGATGAACATAGGTTAGACGGAGAGCATTATACAAAGCAAATACATGAATTAATTGCAAAAGATTACTTGGAATACGTAAAAAATGCTTGACACAGACCTAAATAAAGTGTATAATAAAGCAATATTTGGCAATCCACTGCCTTAACATCGGAGAGAAGAATGAGTAAAAGTGAACAGATAAAGGCCCGCTTAAAAGAAGCAAACGTTCGTTATTGGGCAGGCGATAATATTTCAGAAGTCTTACAAGAAGGCGACAAGGAAGAACTGATTGAAGAAGCCGCAGAAGCTTTTGAAAATGTATTAGATAAACTATTAATTGATAGGCATAATGATCCTAACAGTATGGGAACTGGTAAACGTCTTGCAAAGATGTATATCAATGAACTAATGGCAGGACGTTATGATCCAATTCCAAGTGCGACAGCATTTCCAAATGATAGTGCTTCACGTTATGAAGGTATGCTAGTAGTACGTTCTGAACTTACAAGTATGTGTTCACATCATCACCAGATTGTTAGAGGCGTTGCATACATTGGTATCATTGCCGCAGATAAACTTATTGGCTTGTCTAAGTATACACGTATTGCACAATGGTGTGCTGAACGTGGTACATTGCAAGAAGAACTTGCAAATGACATTGCTCGTGAAATACAAAAAGCAACAGGTGCAGAACACTTAGGTGTATATGTACAAGCAACACATGGTTGCGTTGAGAACAGAGGTGTTAAGGCACATAGTAGTCTTACACAAACAACTGTACTAAAAGGTGCGTTCAAAGAAGACGCAGGAACTAAAAAAGAGTTTATGGATAATATTAAACTACAACAAGAGTATGCCTGTGGAAAATAAATTAGCACAACATGAATTTGGTAAAACTGTAGAAAAGAAATTTTACTATTCTGAAATATTTCATAGTATTCAAGGAGAAGGACATTACACAGGAGTTCCGACTGCTTGGATACGTTTCTTTCTATGCAATCTACAATGCAACGGCTTTGGACAAATAGATCCGACTAATCCAGATACATATGAATTACCTTTTCAGGACTTTGATGTTAAGTCTGTAAAACGTGTTGAGGACTTGCCTGTATGGGATAAAGGCTGTGATTCAAGTTATACTTGGGCAAAGAAGTTTAAAGACTTAATGGGTCAAGAAACTCCAACAGTAATGGCAAACAAGATAGTTGATATAATGAGAAACGAAAGTAATCCGGAAGGATTATTTTTACATCCTGTTACAGGACAACGACAACATTTGTGTATTACAGGCGGAGAGCCTTTAATGGTAACTGGACAAACAGCAACCGTTGGAATATACGAAGAACTTGAAAGACAAGGTAACTTGCCGGGCAGTATGACATTTGAAACTAATGGTACACAAAAATTAAGAGATCCGTTTAAGGAATGGGTCAACAGGATAGACACAGAAGTATTTTTTAGTTGTAGTCCTAAACTATGGACAGTATCAGGTGAGAAAAGAGAAAAAGCAATTAAGCCTGAAAACGTAGCAGAGTACAGGGAACTTTCTGACAAAGGACAATTAAAATTTGTAGTTGGTCCAGAAGATAGAGAGTGGGAAGAAATGGAAGAAGTAATTAAACTTTTCAAAGCAGAAGGTGTTGATTGGCCAATATGGGTTATGCCTACAGGTGCTAGAGAAGAAGAACAAATAGCAGGTGCTGGTAAAGTAGCAGAGAAGGCTTTTAAAAGAGGTTATAATGTTGCGGCTAGAGTGCATGTTTACTTGTTTGGTAATGCAATAGGAACTTAATATGTGGAATTATATAAAAAATTTATTTAAGAAAAAGCAGGTTGAGGAACCTTTTTATCATCCTTATCCTGTTAACGAACTTCACAGTATTCAAGAATATAAAAACAAACAACATGAGAAAGCAATGAAGGCAGAAATAAAGAAAGATCCTTCAGATGCAATCAGAAAGGCAGGATGGTAATGGACTGGAATAAAGTTAAAAAAGCCATAGGTATACAACCTAAGATTATGGAGGAACAAGTTAAAAAGACTCCAGAAGAAATAAGACGTGAAGCACTTGCAAATGAAAAGAAACTTGCATCAGAAAAAGGAGAACCTTGGGTAGGTGTGTTAGATACACAGGTAAATCCAGATAATATTAAGAACGGTTTCTTTGAACTTGATTGGAATAATGAGTTTATTGAACAACTTATTGATGCAGGATATCAAGGTGAAGAACCAGAGCAGATTGTAGATGCATGGTTCAGAACTATTGCAATGCAAGTTTTGGACGAACAAGGGGTTGACAAAGACAGAAATATCGGTTATATTAATACTAGTAAAATAGATGATAACGGCAAAAGTGAAGTAAAATGACATATATTCTAGTAGACACTGCAAATACATTCTTTCGTGCAAGACACGTTGTAAGAGGCGATCTTGATACAAAAGTTGGCATGGCTTTTCATATTACACTAAGTAGTATCAAGAAAGCATGGTCAGACTTTGATGGTAGTCATGTTGTGTTCTGCTTAGAAGGACGTAGTTGGCGTAAAGATTTTTATGAGCCTTACAAGAGAAATAGAAGTGATGCTCGTGCCGCACAGACGCAGGCACAACAAGATGAAGATACAGTGTTCTGGGAAATGTTTGATGAGTGGAAAGACTTTGTAAGTACAAAGACTAATTGCTCTGTATTACATCATCCTGAACTAGAAGCAGACGATCTTATTGCAGGTTGGATACAAGCACACCCTAATGATAATCATGTTATTATTAGTACTGACGGTGACTTTGCACAACTTATTGCACCTAACGTAAAACAATACAATGGTGTTAGCAATACAGTAATTACACACGAAGGTTACTTTGACGATAAGAAGAAGAAACCCGTACTTGACAAAAAGACAGGAGAACCTAAGCCTGCACCTAATCCACAATTTATGTTGTTTGAGAAGTGTATGCGAGGTGACACAAGTGACAATGTGTTTAGTGCTTATCCTGGTGTAAGAACAAAAGGCACTAAGAACAAAGTCGGACTAATTGAAGCATTTGAAGATAGAGAAACTAAAGGCTTTAATTGGAACAATATGATGCTACAACGTTGGACTGATCACGATGGCGTAGAGCATCGTGTATTAGATGACTATCAACGTAATGTAGTACTTTGTGATTTGTCTGCACAACCTGGTAACATTAGAAGTATAATTAACGATGTAGTAGAAGATGCTATGGAACAACCTAAAGCAGTTACACAAGTAGGTATGCGACTAATGAAATTTTGTGCAAAACATGATATGCAACGTATTGCAGATAACATTCAACTTTATGCTGACCCGCTTAATGCGAGGTACACATAATGGAGGTAAAGATGACAATAAAGGCAAAACCAATACTAAAAAATAAATTTTGGATTGTTGAGAAAGATGGCGAAAGAATCGGCACACTTTCTAAACAAGAAGACAAAAGGTATATGTATAGTTGTTCTACAGGCACAGACTATTTTACTGATATAAAGGCTTTCAACAATTACATTGGCGGACTAAGTTTTGATAAGGCAACTATCTCGGACGGCAGTAAGGCTGTAAAAGAGATACATGGCTTTTCAACATCTAGCACACCTTACAATGTAATGTACAATGTACAAAAGAAATTGCCGCTTTTTACTAAGAGTAAAAAATCTAAGAGCTTGTATGCGGCTGGCTATTACATTATTCATTTTGATAAAGGTTGGGTAAGAAGTTTTTGTCCTAAGTTAGTAACACTTGAAAAGTACGATCATAAAGGACCTTTCAAAACTGAATTTACTATGAGACAGGAACTATCAGATGCAAACAAACGAACCAATTAATACTATACCTATTCAGCAGTTTATACAAATTGTAAAGACAGCAGAAGGAAGTAATCAAAAAGAAATACGGATTCCATTAACACAGGCAAAAGCACTTGCCTATGCTTTAGGAACTGTAATGGCAAACCATCAAGGAAGATTAGAAAAACTTATTATTGATAACAAATCTAATGCTGACGAAGAAGTAGTAACTGTAACTATGGACGGTGGGAGTGATTGGAAATGAAGTGGTTTATCGTAGTTTTATTTCTTCTTGATCCTAATGCAGATATCACTGCTGATAGAGATATCTATGTTTTTACTGACCCAACATTTGAGACTCAAGAACAATGCCAATCTGATGTAGTTGACCCAGCAGTTTATCCTACTCTTGTAGAGAAACTATTGCAAGAATATAAGTATCCTAGGAAAATACAAAATGTATTTTGTGTAAGCGAAAAAGAACTAAGGCAAATACTAGGTGCATTAACGGCCAAACAAGTGTAATACTAGTAGTTTTCTACTAAAAAAAGATAAATATATGCGTAGTTAATTAAAAGGATTACGCATATGAGTAGACCAAAACCAACGATTATATTAGAGAATGTAGACAAAGCATCTTACAAGTGTGAGCAAGTTTTGCAAGCAGAAGCCATTTGGGCAGTGTTCTATAAAGGCGCTCCATTCAATCTAAAAACATCAAACGCAATTACGAATTATCCAGGTCCTAAGTACAAGAAAGTATCTTTCTCAAATCCAGGACATGCACACAACCTAGCAAAGAAACTTAATGATCTTTTCAGAAGTGAAGACTTCGCAGTTTATAAACTAACATCGGGCGAACTGGTTACAGATGAATGAACTGGAAAGAAACATACACTAAGGTATTCTTAAAGCAATCCGATATCGCGGTAAGTGACGCTAATGTAAAGCAGTATATGTCCGATTGGTGGCAAAATACAAGAGGCAAAACAGAAGGTGGTTTAAGACTTACAGAAGACGGCTTTGATTTTTTGCATGAAAATTTGGATATCCAAATGTATGAAATACCCTTTCCTAGGGATTTCAAATTCACCACACAAACATACATATTTTTGGATCAATTTATTACTTGCCCATACTATCTAACCAATCGCAGTATATGGGTTACAGATGAAAAGAAGAGTATGGAACTACATCTTTTTAGCGGAGATCTACGTAAATATGGACTTACAAAGGCCATGAAAAGGCATGAATAAACGCAGTTAAACACCTATATAATAGCATTATAGAGTTAATACGTACAAACACCCCAGAAAAACGTTAAATGCAATTTAAGAGCCATTTAGGAGCGAAAAACGTGCATTTTTGGCGCCTGTCGCATAGGTTCTGCCGTTTGCTACCTTTTCAAAATAAATGTAAAAAGATGTCCAAAATAGGTTGACCTTTGACTATAACGAGTGTATTATATATACATACTTAGAAATAAAGTATGGCACTGAACAAAATAGAAAAGGAATATACAATGGAAAATACCGTACTAAGAACTGTTAGTCCTAATCAAGCAAAGAAAAGCATTACAAGGGCATTCAAGAAAAAACGTCCTATCTTTATGTGGGGACCTCCAGGCATTGGTAAGTCTGATATCGTAAGTCAGATTACTAGATCATATAATAATTCACATTTGATTGACATTAGATTGTCACTATGGGAACCTACAGATATTAAAGGTATCCCTTATTATTCAGCAAATGATAATGTGATGGCTTGGGCACCACCGCAAGAACTGCCTACTGCTGAAATGGCTAAGAAGTACAAGACTATTGTTTTGTTCTTAGACGAAATGAATTCTGCGGCACCGGCAGTACAAGCGGCCGCATACCAACTAATTCTTAACAGACGTATTGGACAATATGTATTGCCTGATAACGTTCTTATTGTTGCCGCTGGTAACAGAGAAGCTGACAAAGGTGTTACTTATAGAATGCCTGCTCCGTTGGCAAACAGATTTGTTCACTTAGAACTTGCAGTTGATTTTGATGACTGGATGCAGTGGGCAACTGAAAACCATATACATGCAGATGTTGTTGGTTACTTGAATTTTAGCAAGAAAGACTTGTATGACTTTGATCCTAAAAGTCCAAGCCGTTCATTTGCTACACCTCGTTCTTGGTCATTTGTATCTGAACTTATTGAAGATGATGATGACGAGAATACCACTACCGATTTGGTAAGTGGTTCTGTCGGCGAAGGACTTGCCGTTAAGTTTATGGCGCATCGTAAGGTTGCTTCAAAACTTCCTGACCCTACTGACATACTTGCTGGTAAGGTTAAGGATTGTGAAACTAAAGAAATCAGTGCCATGTATTCCTTGACTGTTTCACTTTGCTATGAACTTAAAGACGCCTGCGATAAAAACGATAAGAAGTTTGACGACAAAGTAAA